AAGGCTTCCGAAAGTATGGCGCCAAACTCGGCGCCCACTGCGCTGGCTGCCTTTAGGCTGTCTTTGACCTCGGTCACCCGTTGAATTAAAGGCACTAGCTCGCCTTCCATTATGTCGAACTCTTCTATGTCAATTGGCTGGAACGTGTCTAGTACCTCGCCTTTGGCTACAAAGTTTAGATCTTGCTCGGCGAACTGACGCGCCAGGGCTAGCATGCTCGAAAGACGGTCTACAAACTTTTCGGCTTCTACGTTTGTCTTTTTCAGCGCCGACGTGCCGGTATCCGCTGCCATGACAAGGCCCTTACCCATCTTCGGGGCTTCCATGGTAACCTCTTCCATGGCCTTACGAGACGCCGCCAAACCGTCCAGGTAAACGCGTTGCGCTGCGCCGCCAGTTACGTTAGCGTATGTGGCTAGGTACGCTATCTTTTCCCATAGCGTAAGGTGGTTACTCATTAAATGGTTAATGGCTTTGAAGCCATCCGCCACAAAGCCCAGCATGCCCTCGTAGACGGGTAGTAAGTTTTGGCCTATCGCCATTTGCAGGTTTTCAATAGCCGCGCGCTGGGCGTCTACGCGGTCCTTTGTGGTCATTACCTGCTCGCCAGCTTCACCCATTGAACGCTCAATAATCCGGCCCACCGCCTCGGCGTACGTCCCGCCCTTGGCTAGTTCCTGGTTCAGCTCCGTAGCACTGATACCCAAGTTGTCGAGAATAAGGGCAGACTGGCGACCTACACCGGTTACAATACTTTCGACCATGTAGTCGACCGACGTACCTAGTTCGGTGGCCTGCTTTTTGGCAAAGCTTAAGTATTTGGTAAAGTCTTGAATAGGAATACCCAAGTTTTCGGCCTTAACGGCCTGCTGCATAAGGGTAAGGTCGTTTGCAGTACCCTTTACCTGCTCGCGCATTTGGCGAAGGTTTGCCTCGTTACCGATGCGCTCGAACGCATTGGCTACACCTTCGGCCTGCAGGGCTAGGTCTATGGATTCCTGCGCGAAAGCTTGTATTTTCGAAACGGCAAAGCTCGCCCCGATCAACCCGCCCAAATTATTGAGCTGGTTGCTCATGCCCTTAAGGCTGCTGTCAACCTGCTGAATTCCCTTACGGAATTCGTTCACGTTTAGCCCTAGGAATACATTAGCGGTCGTATCTGCCATAACTGTTTAACAAAGCCCTAAGGCTGCTTTCTTTCTTTTCATCCTCAAACCGTAGTAGGTCCGTTTCGGTTACTACTTTTTTGACGGTCTTTCCGCTGACGTTGACTAGCACGGCTGCTAGCCAGCGGAACCTTCGCCATTCGTCTTTTTCGCGTTCGACGCCATGCTTAATTATGGCTTCGATTTGCGGTAGGGTTAACGTCTTCGCTTCACTTGGGGCTACGCCCAAGCGCCCTACCAGCTGACCCAGTACGTCTACTGGGCCGCCGGCGGGGAAAAAGGGCCGTTAAGCCGCTGGGTAAGTTCGGAAATATCCCAGGCCCCTGCCATGTGTTTAAACTCGTCGAAACTGATGCGCTCTTTGTCGCTCCAAAATTCCTGCGCGTAAACCATGGCTAGCATATCTGCTAGGCCTAGCGTTCCCATGTCGGTAACGGTTTTTCCCGTGACCTCTTCAAATAAAAGCGCTGCCCCCAGCGTAAACTTTTTCCCTTCCATCGCTCTTAATGTTTATTAGTTAGTACCTACGGTGAAAGCTCCAGTACCGTTGAGCGTAAAGCTTACGCTACCGTTGTCTTTGTCCGGTGCAGAAACTGAAAGCTGCGTAAGGATTGCGTCGCCAATAATGTTGGTTTCGCCCGTTACTGGCGTGCTAGCTCCAGCTGCTACCTGGGTAATTTTGATTTTTACCGTATCGCCGACCTTCGAGTAAAGCTCGTCGGGGTTCCAGTTGCTGGCGTCGTCGTCGCCTAAAAGCATAGTACCGGAAACGCTCCAAGTCTTTGCGCTGGTTACATAGGTGCGGAATACTGCGACGTCTTTAGACGTTACCTCGCGGGTTTCTGCGTTCATTTCGTAGCTGCACTCCGTTTCGGCTGCGAAAGCCTTATACGTAGTACCGCCGTCGGCTGAAAGAAATAGGCGGACTTCGCCGCCGCTAATTGTGGCCATTTTAGTAATTGATTAAAAAAGTGAAATCTGCGGCAAGTATTACCGTTTCGTCGTCTTCGTTGTAGAACATTTGTAACCCATCCATGTAGGCAAGGGTAAAAGTACCGTGGACCGTTTTAAGGTAGTCCCGTATAATAGTTAGGTCAGCCTGGGCCTCGTCGGCATCGGCGTAGTGCATAAAAAGCGTAGCGGCTACGCGCTCGGCTTTTTCCCAGTCTTTAGTTTCGCTGACCTCAATACCGTTGAGCTGAATTACAATAAAGTCGGCCGCTACGCCCTGCGGGGCTGCGTAGGCGTAAACTGGCGTACTAGTTGACGCGCTTACGGCTTCGTGGATGTATTGCAAGTAGTTCAACGCAGGTTCGCTTTTATTCGCTTCTGTACAAAGTTACTAATAAGTTTTTGTGCTTTGGCAGGTACGTCGCTATTAGCTAGCGCTTTGTCCATAAATTCCTTCGCCTTAAAATTCTTTTCGGTTCCGCCGAATAGCTGCCACTTTGCGTAAAACGCCCCCTTTTTTTTCTTGCCTCGTAAGCCCACCACGACGTAGACCTTATTTATATTGTCTTTGTTCGGGAATACATCAATAGATTTATAAAGGTTGTAGAACGCGCCCCGTATCATGGATTTTGGCGGCGTACCCTTGCCGCGTATTTTAATCTCACTTTTGGCCTTAATGCCATTGTAAGCCTGCTGGCGGGCTTCTTGCACTAGTGGCTTGGCTTCGCGCTTAAGGAGCTGCCGAAGCTCTTTAAAACGCATGTTTTCGGGCGTGGATAACTTGCTTAACCTTTTCCGGAATTGATCAAAATCTTCTACCCTACCGCTTTCGCTTTTAAGGTAAACATTTTTACCGCGTGCCATTGTCGCGCAGGCGCGTTTTGACTATAATAAAACGGCGGCGCCCTTCGGGCAGTACGCTGACTATATCGTAGTCCTCGGCGCCGTAAACTAGGCGCCAGTTAGCTTTTACCGTGTTCGGAAATCGTAGGCGCCAGGTTACAGTACCGGCGCTTACCATTTGGTCGTAGGGCATGCTTTCGCTGCCGCTGCTTTCGCTAATAATACGCTCGGCGTAGAACGTGCCCGCGCTGGCCCAGGTCTTAATTACCTGGCCGCTGTTATTTGGTACCGACGTCGGTTGGAACAGCTCTACGCGCAGGTCAAGCATTACGAAAAGTTTTGGCGGTAGCGGAACGCTAGGCGGTCAAAGAAACGGTTTGTATTGTACGGCAAGTCGTCGCCGTAGTCGTAACCAAATTTAACGCGTTGGTACAGCGCGTGCTTCACGTCTGCGGGCGGGTTCGTGTCGCCGCAGGTATAAACGATTACCATACGGGCCGGTACTTCGTCCAGGCTAATTACCGTATTGATGTAGTCGTAGTCCTCGTAAAGGGCCAGCACCGTGCTAGTGCCTTCCTCGTCGTAAGCGGTAACGCTTGTAATAGCCGTAACGGGACCAAGGGGTAGCGCGTATTGCGCCGCCCCCTCGGTATCCACTGTTACAGTTGTAGCACCTAAACGGTATCCGGTGTAGCTGTTAAACTCTTCTACCGCTGCGCTAAAAAGCATAGTTAGTAGCGCATCGTCTGCGCTACCGTCTACGCGGCAGAAGCTCTTTAATTCGGTAAGGTTTACCGAAATAGGGGTATAACTGCTAACCGTTACCATTTTTATACGGTGATATCTTTAGCAAGTGCAAAAGAGGCGTCGCGCAGGATTGCTACGTCCATAAAGCGCTCAAGGTAGATTTCTACGATTGATGACTTCATGTTGGTGTACGGGTCTACCATAAGGGTAGCACCGCCCCAGAATCCTACTTGTACGTCGCTCCAGTTACCGAATACCATACCGTACTCGTCGGGGTCCGGCGTGGTGTACTTCGGTGAAAGCGTGGTCGAAAGGATGTTATAGCCGTTAGCGGTCATAACTGGGTTCAGCGTACCCTCTACGAGGAAGCGTCCGCTACCTGCGTCGAGCTTGGTTTGCTTAAGCTTGGCCAAAACGGCGGGGTGCGTAACGTAAGCGAGGTTACCGGACAAAGCGTCGGCGTTAGCCAGGGCGCTCTCGAAAGCGATAAGGTCGGCGTAATCAATTGCACCGATGGTCAGCTTTTGAGCGTCCAAAGCGGTGTAGATACCGGTAGGCTGGTTGTTGGTTCCGGTACCCTTAAGGATAACGTCTTCCATGCCTTTGTTGAACGAAAGGTTCAGCTGGTTAATAATGCGCTGCTCGATACCGCGGCTGTATTCCTGGCGGAGCAGCTGGTTTGACATTGAAGCGGTGATTACGGCGCGCTTGGGCGACATAACTACGTTATCAAAGGTGATGTCTTGAGCAGTATCTGCGCCGGTTTCTGTTTTCCAGTTCAAAGAGTAGGCAGCCGTTTGGCGTGGGAACGATACGTTACCTACCAAGTTTTCAGCTACTGAAACTTGCTGCAAAAGCGGCGTGTTGGGGTACAAAAAGTCAACGTAACGCTGGGGGTCGGTAAATACCAAGTCGCCACCCAAGTTACCGTTGGTACCGCCAGTAACTGACTGGGTACGCTTGGTAAACATTTCGGGCAGGTTTACAGCGTGCATATCGCGCACGTCAACGCCAAGCTTACGCTTTTCGTTCATACCTTCTTGGTTAACTTCAGCTTCTACGCCGGTAAGCTTACCAGCGCGGGCCTCGTTGATAGCCTTGATAAGGTTGAATTTTGCGAGGTTGCGCTCTTCTGATTTAGAAAGCTGGCCCTGCACAGCTGAAGCGTCCACGAAAGCATTCGCGCGTACTTCGGCCTCTTTTTCGTGATTTTCCACGGTTTCGGGGTTTTGGTTAATTGTTTCGGGTTCTGCCGCTTGTGCAGCCTCTAACGAACGTAAAGCTACGGACGTCGTAGGGTTTGCACCGCGTGGCGTTAGTGATATGTCGTACATTTCGCCAATAGCTTCAATGATACGAACGGGTTTTTCGCTGCGGACGTTTTCCCAGCGTTCTTTTTTAACGGTAAAGGCCCAGCTCGCCTGGTCTACGTCGCCACGTCCCACAAGGGTGCGAACTTCGTTACCGGTAGGCGTATCGGGCAGCTCAAAACGAAATTTAAGGCCTTCGCCGTCTTGCTCCAGGGCCAGGGTTCCCTCGCCGTACTTTGAACGCGCTAGGACGCGGTCGTAGTCGTGATTATACAGCGCGTGGATATCGTAGCTGCGCAGGTCGCCCAAGGCGTTGGGGTCGATGCGCTCTACAAAGGCGCCCATATCGTACTCGTTCCAGTTAAGGGCGTACCCTTCGACGGTATTACTGTCCGTCTTCGGCAGCGCCTGGGTCCGTATTTCCTTCTCCATTTTGCTCATTGTTTGAAGCCATGTGCATAGGCTTGTTGTACTCGTCGCCGCCTTCGATAGGTGCTAGCCCTTCAATACGGCGAATTTCGTTAGCGCTCATTACTCCGATATTCCAGTAACTGACGTTACGGGCTACCTCGGTTTGAATATCGCCGCGCATAAGCGCTTTTAGGTCGATCTGAAACTTACGGTTACCAGCTAGTAGCTTATTGGTAAATTCCATTTCCATAACCTCTACCAGCGGGCGGATGCAGTCGCTAACAAACTGCGCGTTTTGCGCTTCGATGCTGTTGGCGTAGCCTGCGCCTTCCATGTGGCCAATTTTGTGGGGCGGAACGGAAAAAAGCCGGCAAATTTCCTCAACACTAAACCTTAACGATTCAATAAGCTGCGATTCCTGAAAGTTCGCAGCCACCGGCTTGTATTCTGCACCCTCTGTAAGTACAGCCGTCCGCCCCTTATGCTCTTTGTTCAGCTCGTCAAACTGGCGGCCAATTTGCTTAACGCGGTCCGCGTCGCGGATGGTTCCCTGAAGCTGCAAAATGCCTTTAGGCATGCCACCGTTACCGTAAAACCCGCCCATGTGGGCAGTTGCGGCCATTGAGCTGCCTATAATTTCCTTCGCGTATACGATCGGGCTAACTCCGTTAATACCGTCGAACGTCCAATATTTAAGGTGAATAAGCTGGTCCGGGTTAAGTCGTAGGTTAACGCCGTTGCGAAGGTGCAGCTGGTAGATAAGCTCGCCGCTGGTGGTATCTACGGTTACTAGCTCCGTATCTATAAGCTCTAGACCTGCCAGGCTGTTTCCGCTACGTACCGGCAGTACGTACGCGTTACCGCGCAGCAAAAGCTGCGTTAGCATGGCCTTACGAAAGTCGTAGCTATTGTACGCTACGTTCGGGCGCTTGCTAACCAGGTCGTTAATAAGCCCAGGCTGGTAAATAAGCCCCTGCTCCGTTTCGCGGTAAAGGTGGAACGGTAAGCTGGCGATAGTGCCGCTAATTAGGTTCACGCACGCGTAAACTGCCGAAACCTTGGGCGCGTTTACTGCGCTAACATTTTCACCCGCTAGGGTCGCGTTACCGCCGAACAAACTAATAAGCCACGGCTTCGGGCTAATTACTCCGCTGACGCTCCGCTTAATACGGTCATACCATGCCATAACACAAAGTTACACAAAAATTATATCCATATCCTCGTATGTACTCATTCCGGTAGCGGCATTATGTACATATCCTGCCAGGGCCGTAATTAGGGCCGCTGTGCCGTCTATTCGGTCCGGTGCCTTGTCTTTTTGAAAGGTCCAGTTATCGTTTTTGTCTATGTGCAGGCTGGTGTTCGCAATCATCCAGGCCGTAATAGGGTTCCCGTCGTGCGTAATTCCTTTCGTGGTTACCATGCGGTAGAGCAGCTTCATAGGCTCATTTACCATAAGCGCCGACTGGCGCACTTCCCAGCAAAACTGTTTACCGTACTTACTTCGCAGGCGCTCCACTGTTTCGGCAGCGTTCCACGGATCGAAAAATATACCTTCGACCGGGTGCGCGTCCATGATTTTTTCAATCATGGCTATACGGTGGTCCGTTGTGGTTACTTCACCCTTCACTACGTCCAGGTCGCCGTTCTTTATCCAGTTTCGGACCAGGTT